GCTTTTTTGGCCACAGCCAAGTTTGCGTCAAATGCATCGCCGCCGATGTCCTTATCTGCTTTCGCCTCACCTTCCCAAGTTTCAATCTGTTTGGTGAACGCCTCAGACATATCCTGCGTTTGCTTCCCAACCTTGGCCGCTTGTTGCTCAGCGGCCCACTTCAGGGCGTCCGATGCAGTTGCGTCAGGATTGGCTTGCATCCACTCCGATGCCTCAGACGAAAACGTGTCAAATTCGCCTTGGAAATTTTCCATGCCCTCAGGAGCAGTCAGTTTGAATTCACCGGCGTCAGCATCATCGCCATCGCCAGCGTCGTCATTCTTGTCCTTATCGGCATCATCACCGGCCTTGTCGCCTGCGTCGTCGCCTTTCTTGGCCGCGTCGCCAGCGGCATCATCTGCCGCAGCATCGCCGCCTTTATCACCATCAGTCGCGCCAACATCACCGGCCCCGCCCAAGGCGGTATCAGCGCCAGCCGCCGCACCAGCATCAGCCGCACCGCCAGAACCGCCCTCACCTTCTGGGGCGAAAAACGGCTTGCGGTATTTCAATAGTAAATCTGTGATATGCATGGTTATTCCTCTTGCTCACCTTCTGTTTCAGTCAATTCAGCCGCGATCCGCAATTCATCATCACGCACATCCGCCTCTTTCAGCATGACGAAGTATGCCTCAGGATCGTTTGAATGCACAAACTCATCCAGAATTTCGCCGCCCACCTGTTGCCGACCACGCAAAAGCGCGTCCTGATCTGAGCCAAAATGCATAAACATCCCCGCCCCGACCTTTGCAATTCCAGCTTTATCCAAGAGTGACCACAGAACCAAGCGGCCAGCCTCATGGGATAGCATCGCCCGCCAAGCCGCCATCAGGTTTTTTTCCTGCAGCGCTTGAGCCTTTTCAAGATGCGTCAGATCGCTCATCCAATCACCCCCCGCTCAAGCCCAGCAGCACCGCGCTCGTTTGCCTCAGAAATGAGCTTCGCAGCGTGAGCCATCGGCTGTGCTTGCTCCATCATTTGCTGTTGCTGTGCGGCCTTGGCGCGGGCGGCACGAGCCTCTTGTGCCTGCTTTGTCGTAATGATGATGCCAGGAGGCGGGCCAACCTGATCCGCAAACTCATCCATCGCAGCGTCAGCATCAATCTTGTCCAGCGCCTCAGGTTTGATCTGTGCCAGAGAGCCAGCAAAGCCAATCGTGCGCTCGATCGAAGCAAGGCCGATCGCCTTTTGCGCCTGAGCCAGCAGGGAAATGAATTCAACCTTGATCGGTTGACCGTTCAGGGCGTCCGGTGCCTCAGGCAGAATTTCAGCCTCTTGCATGTAGTGGAATGTGGCCTCAATCACCGGCGTCAAAAGGCCATGATCCAGACTTTCCAAAACAGGACCGAGCGCGATCAGCTTTTCCTCATGCATTTCAGCGATGGCCGTGGCGGTCACGTTCTTAACGCCATCAACCCCATACTGAGACGCCATGCGGAACAAGTCCTCATAAAACGATTCACTGATCCGGCGACGGGTTTCATTGATGTCCATGACCAAACCCTGAATGTCAGGGCGCACCTCATGCGTTGGACGCAACCCGCCCTTTTGCAGATCGGTTGTGCTGACAGTTGTGACGCCACCTGGCACATTACGGAAATGCTTTTTGAAACCGGCCGGCCCCTGCATCGGAGGCTTGTAGGACATCTGAATGGCCATCGCCTTGTCTTTGTGCTGTTGCTGCAGTTGAACGCAATCACCGAGCGCATCCATGCCAGGGCTTGACGTGGCCCATGTTTCACCCTCAACACGTTCCCAGCGCGGCCCAAGGATACCGTTTGTGCCGTGGCCGCTGACCATCAGGAATGCATCAGATCGCGCCTTTTCCCAATAGAACGCAGCAAGCGGCTTGTTGATCGACAGCGGCGAAAGCGGATCACGCTCACGGCGAACCTCAACCGCACAGCAAACATCAACCCACGAATGCAGATCATTGGCTTTGTAGCGGTTGGCCACACTATTTGATACGCGATCCAGACCAAACTTGGACACCACCTGAGCCACGGTCATACGAATATCCCAATGAAGGACATCAACAACGCCGTCCTCATTTTCGGAAATGCGATAGAGCCCCATCGGAAATGAATGCGAGTGGATCACGTTGTCAAAGTGGCCGGTAATCAATCCACCAAACGTGCCATAAAGCCCCAGATCACCATAGCAGGCGTCCAAAGTGCGATAGATGTTTGACCCGCGCAGCACGGAATACATGCGCTTTTGCGTTTCGTGCAGATACGCTTTCACATCAGGATCATCTTTGCTGGAATCGTTGTGCAGACCCAGCTTGAACCACGGGCGGGATGGCGATGTCATACCTGCCATCAACCCTGATTTGAGTGTGCGCAACCCTTTACGGCCAGACGAGTCGATGATCCGCTTATTCAGAGTCGACGCCTTGCGGTTTTCACCCAAGGAAAACCGACCACGGGCAGGCTGGATCGCATCGCGCAGTTCACGGAAATGAGGTTCCCATTGCTGATATTCAGCATCCATCCCTTTACGTCGACGGCCCAGACCGGCCAGCAGATCGCGATCGCTCATGTTACTGCCCCAATGCCGTTTTCTTCATGGTTGGCGATGAGGATTGGACCCCAGAACCACCCGTTAAAATTGTCCCGCGCCGCCCCGTGCTAGGCGTGTCTTGTCGGTCACGATAGACCGGCGATTGAGATTGTTGAAACTTTTGTGCCTCAGGGATGTCAGGTGCGCCGCACATATCTTTTCACTCCATTATTTGCCCCAGCCAAAGGGGTCATATTCTTCATCATGCCGCTCATCCTCTTGCGTTTGCATCGACATGGCCTCAACCGGATAGGCGTAGGTCAAAGCCAGTGCGTCAGCGATGTCAGGGGACTGCAGCCCTCGTTTCTTCATATCACTCTTTTTTTCCAACAGAATAGCGTTATCGGCATCGTAAGTATAGTTCGGAGCCAAAAGCTCGAATTCCAGACGCGGATCCTCAGGGATGGCAAGGCCGGATTTCAGCGCATCCCGCATTGCAGTCCACATTTCAGATCGCTTATTTGCCGTCTTTGTGCCGCCCTGATGATACGCATCCGGCTTGCCGCCAAAGTTCACCCCGATCACATCAAAGTTTAGCTGCACCAACCGGTCGACAACACCGGCACCAAGGCCGCCCACGTCGATGAACACACCGTCAGGCTTGTATTTGCCGATTGCCTCAGCCACCCGCGCGGCGACCTGCATTGTGTCCAGCTTCGAATAGACCTCGATCGGCATTGTTCGCGCATCGCGCCCGCGCCTTGGGTAAATCACAGACTTATCATCACCAAAGCGCGCAACATCCACACCAAGGATCATGGGATCATCAAGGTGCGAGTGCGCAGTAACCTTTTGCGCAGCGGTCACAGCCGTTGAGGGGATGAGCTGATCATCATTTTCGGCCTCAAAGTCGCAGTGATATTCCTGCAATATCTTGTTTTCAGACATACCTGATTCCCTTTCGCTTTGAATATCCGCATCCGTCAACACGCCCGTGTCCCGATAAGTCAGGCGCTCAGCAATCCAATCATCATTCTTGAGAGCCATCTGAAACAGCTTATACCCGTGCGTTCTACCGCGCGGCGTGTAAATGAAAATCCCCCAGCCACCATTTTCCAATAGGATTGGCCGGATGTAATCCCAAGCCAACGGGTTTGCGATTGAGTATTCCGAGAACACCACGCCAACAGGGTTTGACCCCACCAGACTGTCATAGTTGTCTGATCCGGCCATTTGCCAGATTGATCCGTTGACCAACTCGACCAGCATTTCCTGACTGCTCACGCGCTTCACTACGCCAGCAGGCTTGCGAGTGCTGGCCGATTTGAGGAAGCCAGGGAAAACTTGATTGAGGATGCGACGGCCTTGCTTGTCGACACCGTTCCAGATCGCTTTGCGGGCTTGGGCTTGCTCAGGAAACAGGTGCCAATATGTCCCGACCCGCTTAAACATCTCACGCGCAGTCAGGTTGAGCCCCATACTGTCCTTGCCAGCGCGCC